TTAATCCGTCCGACGATGTACGCGATCGAACTCTCTCGCAGCATCAGAACGGCTCCTTGACTTCCTGATAGACGGAGTAACGGCCCCAGGCATCGTCCCAGGCTTCTGAACACTCCATCGGATCGGAGCTTAAGACCTTCGACGCTCCTGGGCCACAAACGAGCGTCACGCAGCGATCGATCCACAGGCGTGGATGGTGAACGCTGAGCATGTGCAAATACCCACCCAACTGTGCATTCGCGGGCTTACGGGTTTGGACTGCAGAGGCTGTGCTGACCGTCTTCAGATCACCCAGAATCTTCTTCCCCTTGTGCTCAATCAAGAAGTCGAAAGAGCCGCCCAGGGAGATCTTTGGATCGCACATCCGGTATTCCACAGCGATGGGGGTTGTGTCTGCAACCAGCCAGTTATCTAGAAGCGGATCGATCCATTTCTCGTAGCGCCCAGGGTTTACCTCTGCGGCCCCCAGTAGGTGCTGTTCTAGGGCGTTATGGATTGTCAGGCCGCGCAATGCCCATCCGTCCGGCCCGTCGCGTGTTGCGTCGATCCTGGCCTGAACCAGCGGGCTCATGTCGAAGGACAGAACGCCTGTGACGCTGTGCAGCATCCAGTCGTTCCGATACCGATAACGGTGGATGTCTTCGTGGAACTCCAGCCCTTCGATTGGTTCGAGCATTTGCACTTTTTCTACCGGCAGATCATATCCTGCTATGGTGGCCCATAGCGTCACACGTCATACAAAGTTTTGGCAAAGCATGAGAAGGGCCAGCCACTGATCGTCCGGGTGGTTTTGCCTGCTGAGATCGGTGATCTTCTGATCGATTCTCGCCCCAGATCCCTGACCATGCCTCAATACCTTGCCTTCCTGGCTGAGATGGGTATGCGCCAGGGGCTTGACACCAGCGCACAACCACTAATCATGGGAGAGCAGGCCGCCCGCCAGGGCTCTTCTAAAAGTAATACTGATAAAAGTAATACTAAAAACACATATAAAAATAACTATATAAATGACGAGCTACAGCAACACGAGGCTCTGATCCAGGAGTTCTGGAAGATCAAAAAAGGCAGCCGGGGATCCACTGCGTGGAACCTGCTGATGACTGAGCTGATGAAGCTGCTCAAAGGCCACGGCCATGAAGTCGTCGCAGATCAGCTCAGAGCTGCCATCAACGGCAAATGGCAAGGCGTCTCCTGCAGCCGCTACGAGCAGTTCAAACCAGCAGCCAAGGTAGATGCGCCACCGGAGCCGTCGAGGCATCCTGCAGGCCGCGTCTTCACCGCTAAGAGCGGCTTCTCTGATGAACCCAGCAACCCTGCGCTGCGAGGGCTTGTCTAATGAGCCAGACCGCCATCGACCTCGAAACCAAAAAGGTCTACAGCCTTGAACAGCTGTGTGAGCTGCATGAGGAAGAGACCCTGATGCAGAAGTTCAGCGGCAGACGCTTCGGCTGTGTTCAGTGCTTAATGGAGGCTGATTTTGATCGGACAGGTGTTGCACGTCCGATTGAGGCGATCCTGGCTGAACTTGATGTTGATCAGATCCCAGCGGAAAAGAGCTTCCGTCGTTCAACGATCTATCACCGCAATGACGAACAGATCTTTTCACCTAGCTGTTTTACGCATCTGCCAGGCAAGGCAAAAAACGCGAAGTGCGCGTCAAGTGAATCGCGACACCATCAGTTCTGCGCTGAGCTGGCGGCAGGCAAACGCAATCTGATCATGAAGGTTGATCCGCCGAATCTGATCGCAACAACAATGCCGCGATACAAAAAAGACCCTGGCTTCCGCGAACCTGATGTTGCCTTCTTGATCGCGGAATCACCCACGATCGCAAACACCATTCAAAAGTTAATCCTGCGTGGTGAGCATCGAACCTTAGATTTTGACGGCTATGAAGGCCATATAGCTGTTGAGGTTCAGCTATCACATCTCTCCTTGCAGGAATACAAAGATCGAACTGCCGATCATCGAAAACGCTTTAAGCATGTCCTTTGGATATTCCATGAACACTTCTTGCAGAACGTAAATGCAATTCGTGCTAATCAGGCTGAGACAGGAGAAGATACATGGGTCATCGTTGAAGACGGCGGCGGTCGATTCCATATCGAGCGCAGGCCATATAAAAAACGGGGACCACGCAAGCAGAAAAAACGCGTTGATTTCTGCGGCAAAGCCCTTCGCAGAAGGGTGCGGCGGCTCGTCAGATCAGACGCAGAAGCCGAACAGCTCGCTCAATGGGCTGAGAAAATGATGAAAGAGGGCTTCTCTCTGGATTCGCTCCTAAACGATCGTTACTACCCAAATGCAGAAAGCCTTTGACACCGGCTCCATCCGCCGGGCTTTGCAACACGGCGTCAACCAGGGTTACTGGACCCCTGAAGATCTTGATAAGATACCCCCAGGCTGGCGTGACAATCTGCAGGTCGATCGAACAGTCTTCCCGCAGGGTTACATCGGCATCGAACACAAAAATCTGCTTCGGGACTTTCACCCCGAGTTACCGGAAGCAGCACCCTCGTCGCGTGATCTAGAGATCCCTGCGAAGTCACAGCTCCCACCGCCAAAGCAAGCAACCATCGATGACGACCCTTTCTAAAACGAGCGAACACCTCGTTGCACTTAAAACGTTTGTAACCCACGCCGAAAGGCAGCAGCTCACAGAGGAAGCATCTGAGCAGAACATGAGCCGCAGTGAACTCATCCGGGAAAGGGCACTTAAGTCAGCGTTTCGCATGAAGCGTGGCTCCGGTGTCTATGCAGCAGCAGTGCAAGCCGCCTGCCAGAGCTACAGCGGGGTTCCGCGCCCGCAGATGGAAGCACTGGTTTCCGCCGTCATTCGATCCCTCGACGCATCCACCCGCAATGACTGAATCAGAATCCTTCCTTTTTGAGCTTGTGGATCTGCTGGAGGAGCGGGCAGTCGCTCGCTATCAACAGCAAATCCAGAACGACTACGAGGTGGTTACTGACCCTGTTGGCGGTGCTACCTTTACGCTGAAAAACGAGATTATTGATGGCATCGGTTGAAGTTCAGACCCGAGAACTCCCCACTCAAGATCTCAGCGTATATGCCAAAAATGCCCGCGTGCATCCTGAGGCGCAGATTCAAAGCCTTGCGTCAGCCATTGAACGATTCGGCTTCACCCAGCCAATCATTGTCAATGACAAGCTGACGATTCTTGCGGGGCACGCACGTTTTGAGGCAGCCCGTCGCATCGGGCTAGAGCAAATCCCCTGCCGCGTTGTCAGCGGGCTTTCAGCGGCAGAGCAAAAAGCCTATGTGATTGCAGACAACAAGATCTCCGAAGAATCCAGCTGGGATTACGACATGCTGCTAGAGGAGATCAGTTCAATCCATGGTCTTGATTTGGACGATGATCTGAATCGACTGTTGGACTTTTCTGGCTTTATCCCTGAAACCGATAGCGAGACAGGTTACAAGCCAGAGACAAATCCCTCTCAGGGGGTTGGCCTTAACGTCACAGGCGAGACCATAGACCGAGAGCAGCAAAAGCTCTCTGGGCAATACACAGACAAAGCTCAGCAAAATCTCGTCAGCGTTGTCTGCCCGCATTGCGACGAGTCATTCACCATCGATCGCGACAACCTGTAATGACACGAGAGGAAGTAGGCGAACTGCTGGAAAAGCAGAAGTACAAATTCGCTCGCACCATGCCGTGGAATCCACATTGGTACACGCTCAAGGAAACCTGGGATGATGGCGATCTCTACAAGTACGTCATCGGCTGGATTCTCGAAAACGGTGAGATGCGTATTTGGGGGAAGCAAAAACCCAGGAGATATTTTGACTATGGCATTTGGCGTTATTGGCCGATGACCACCGACCCCGAAGAATCGATACTTCTGAATCGATGCAAGATTGCCACTTGCAAGTCAAAGCCCGTCATACAGCAGCAACTTACAATCGAGCAGCAACTCATCGATCAATGACATTGCCTGCAGTAAGGCAGCCATACGATCAGATTGCCAGTCAATACGATCAGCTGTGGGATACGCCTGAGGCCACAGCAGAAAACCAACAAGTCATGGATCGCATTGCCTACAGCCATGGCGATGTTCTTGATATTGCCTGTGGAACCGGATTATTTCTTGATCATCATCCGAGCTGCAAGACCTACCTTGGGATAGATCCGTCGCCCGGAATGCTCAGTCAACTGACAGCAAAGCATCCCGATCGCGATTTGATCTGCGAGACGTTTGAGGCGTCCTTGTCCAGAATCTGCACCAAGCGTTTCGATCTAATTATTTCGTTGTTTGGGTCGCCTTCATACATCTACCCAGCGGCGCTTGATTGCGTTCATGATCTGCTCAGGCCAAAAGGCAAAATGCTTTTGATGTTCTACGCGCCAGGCTACAAACCAGTCACCCACCAGTTTTTAGAAAGCCCTCCGGTCCTGATGGACCATAACTTCGCTAACTACGGAAGAGTGTCCACTTTTGGAAACTACGTCGTCGCACAGAAATGAAGTACTACCAGGACAAGACGGTTTACGAGGCTGCGCTTGAACGGATTCGTTTCCTTTATCAAGAGTTCGACGATGTAGTGGTCAGCTTCTCTGGCGGCAAAGATTCAACAGTGACGCTGCACATGACATTGCAGGTCGCACGAGAGTTAAACCGTCTTCCCGTAAAGGTGGTGTTCTTAGATCAAGAGGCGGAGTGGCAAACCGTCATCGACTACATCCGAACCGTCAGTCAAATGCCTGAGGTGGAGATGTGGTGGTTCCAAATGCCGCTGAAGCTGTTCAGCAGCGCGTCGTCTGACAGTGATTGGTTGCAGTGCTGGGAGGAAGGCAAACAGTGGATGCGACCCAGAGAGCCAAACTCAATTAAGGTTAACCGCTACAACTGCGATCGCTTTAAGGAGCTGTTCAAAAAGATCAGTGTCGTCGAGTGGGGCGAAAAGCGTGTTGCCTGGGTTGCTGGCGTCAGAGCAGAAGAATCCCCGTCTCGCCTGATCGGGTTAACGCAGTCAGCAACCTACAAGCACGTCACATGGGCTCAGATCCTGGACAAGGGCAAAGAGCATTTCACCTTTTACCCTCTCTACGACTGGAGCTATACAGACATTTGGGCAGCCATCCATAAAAACGCCTGGCCGTACTGCAAGATCTACGACGAGCAATATCGCTATGGGATGCCGACTCGGCAAATGCGAGTATCGAACCTGCATCACGAAACAAGCTTCGTCAGCCTGTATTACCTGCAGGAGATCGAGAAGGAAACCTGGGAGAAGCTATGCAAGCGTCTCCCTGGTGTGAGCACCTTGGGGCAGCTTAAGGATCAGGCGTATGCCTGTCCAGAGAAGCTCCCCTTCATGTTCAGCAGCTGGCGTGAATACAGAGATCACCTTATTAAGTACCTAATCGTCAACGAAAAACATCGAGAGAAGTTCAGGCGCAAGTTCGCGTCGATGGACAAAAAATATGAGCACTTCCCAGATCCAGATCAGATGCTCAGGCGTCAAATTAAAACCGTCCTTACGAACGACTATCACTTCACACAGCTGGACAACTACCTCGCAAACCCGATCCTTGATGGTTGGCGCAAATGGATGAACGGCAAGTGGCACGAAAAACAGAGCGTTAATCCGCTGGTCAAGCTCGCCATCTCAAAAGGGCAGCAACCCATCCCACTGCCGAAAATGACGCAGAAAGCCGCATGACAAGAGTGCGTTTCATCGTCACCGCCGTTAAACGTCGCATTGCAGTCGTCGCTTATCTCAAGCAACACATCCCTGGCCTTGAGGTGGTTTGGGATTCATCAGGCAAATGCATTGGTGGCTATGTCAAAGCTCTGGCGCAAGCTGGTGACGACCCCTTTGTCCTTTTGGAAGATGACATCCTTTTGACCCAGGATTTTCACTCCAAAATCACCTACGAGATCGCTGCACGACCGAATGATGTAATCCAGTTCCACTCACGCTCTGGCAGGGATCGTTTAATCGGATCCCGTTACAACCCTCCCCGACAGTTCCTAAATCACCAGTGCGTCTACTTTCCCGCCGGTATAGCGGCCAAAATCCTTGCGTTCTCAAAGCAGGATGCCTACACCGATTGGACAAGCCCTCGCAGCTTCAGCGATGTATTAACGCAGGATTTTTTATCCCAAAACCGTATAAGGTACTGGGTGTCAATACCATCCCTTGTTGATCACCTGCCTGATGTATCGATGGTTAATGCCAAACGCAGCAAGACCGGCATTAAACGACAGGCGCGTGTTTTCTTTGACCCAGAATCTCAGGGTTGCCCAAAAGCACTCTGGGATAAGTGGAAACCCCTGACATGAGCATGACAATCATTGACCTAGAACAGATCAACAAGCTTGAAGGCCAAGCTCGTTTTGAAGCAATCGAAAAAGCCAGACAGGCGCTCGCAGAACTATCTCCGCTGCATGAACAACCTGTTGATCGGATCCGCTGGGTTCCTGTCGAGGATGTAGAGCCAAACGACTACAACCCAAACAGTGTCGCCAAAATCGAGATGGGGTTGCTCTATACCTCAATCCTGCATGACGGTTACACGCAACCCGTCGTCACGATTTGGGACGAGGAGAAGCAGAAGTACGTCATCGTCGATGGTTTCCACCGATATTTCACTTGCAGGAACAACCCAGACATCCGTGAGCGCAACCTGGGCTATCTGCCGATCGTTGTCCTTGACAAGCCCATAAACGATCGCATGGCTAGCACCGTGCGCCACAACCGCGCACGCGGCAAACACAGCATTGACGGCATGAGCAACATGGTTTTCCAGATGTCGGAAAACGGCTGGTCAGAAGCTGAAATCTGCGGTGAACTCGGCATGGAGGCTGAAGAGGTGCTTCGCCTGAAGCACATCACTGGCTTCAGCAAGCTGTTCGAAAACGCCGAGTACAAGAAAGCCTGGGAGAGCAAAGTGCAACTTAAACTCCGCAAACAGGCCGAAAAGCAAGCTGCTGCAGAATCAGCCGACTGATTACCCTTAGAAAAAGGTCGATGCCATGGCGGGCAAAAAATCCACAAATGCCGAAAAAGAATGGAGGATCGCTCGTGTTGCAGCCCTAAAAGCTCGCAATGTGCCGACTTCTGAAGCCGTCGCGTACATGACACGCGAATGGGGGGTAAGCACCCGACAAGCGATGCGTTACATCAGCTGGGCTAATGAGGTCATTACTAAGGACTGGGACATCGATCGGCGTCAGCTCACAGCAGAACTGCTGGCGCAACTTACGTCACTGGCTCAGGAGACACGAAAATCCAGCCAGCCTTCAGTAACCCTGGGCTGCATTAACTCCATCGCCCGGATCGCACGCATCCTTGACTGATGAGCATCCTTGCCTCGATCCCTGGTGGTTCCTGCCTAGCAGTTGTCGAGCGAAACCCAGCAGCTGACATTGAAGGCAGCGAAGAGTACGTCAGCTCATTAGTCGAAAAGCTCACTGGCCCGCAACGGCAGGTTTGGGATACAGACAAGCGTTTTAAGCTGCTGTGCTCTGGTCGTCGCTTCGGCAAGACCTATCTCTGCATCACGCGGCTTATCTGCTGGGCAATGGAGAAGCCCGGAAGCCTCTGCTGGTATGTCACCGCTAACTATCGGATGGCAAAGCAGATCGCATGGCGTCAGCTCAAAACTATGGCTCCGGATGAGCTTGTGGTTAAACGCAACGAATCAGATCTGTCGGTGGAGTTCGTGAACGGCAGCCTGATTGCACTGCGTGGTGCTGATAACGAGGACAGCCTTCGTGGCGTGAGCCTGTCTGCTCTTGTCATCGATGAGGCTGCTTACGTGAAGCAGACGGCGTGGGAGATGGTCTTACGACCTGCCTTGTCTGATCAGGGTGGCCCAGCGTGGTTCATCACAACTCCTGCAGGACTTAACTGGTTCCACGATTTGTGGGAGCAAGCGCAGCAGCAAAACGACTGGGACACCTTTTCGTTTACGACGATTCAGGGCGGCAACGTTTCAGCGGAGGAGATCGAGGCAGCCAAAAACACGCTGGATCACCGGACGTTTCAGCAGGAATACCTTGCGAGCTTCGAGACCCTGGCGGGTCGCGTCTACCCCGGGTTCGATGACGACAACATCAGCGAGGACGTTAAGGATATGGGCGGCCCGATCTACTGGGGATCTGACTTTAACGTCAGCGTTATGGCAGGTGTTTTAGGCAGCAGGGTTGGGGACAGCCTGCATATCTGGGATGAGCTTGCTGTGATGCAGTCAAACACCGATGAGGTTTGCGCCTTACTGAAGGAGCGGTTTCCTGATCGTCAGATCCTGGCGTATCCGGACCCGACTGGTTCAGCCCGCAAGACATCATCAGCAGGCAGAACTGACCACGACATCATTCGTCGTGCAGGGTTCAGCTGCATCAGCCCAAAATCAGCATGGGCGGTAAAGGACAAAATCAACGCGACAAACTGGATGATTCGCACCGTTAATGGCGACATGAAACTGTTCGTCCACCCACGCTGTAAACACACGATCAAAGCCCTGAGAAACGTGACTTACAAGCAAGGGGCTGAGGAGTATGTAATCGACAAGAGCGGCAACATTGAACACTGGACAGATGGCTTGGGGTATTTAATCCTGGGCGCGTTTAATCCTCTGCACGAAAGAGCTGGACGGGGCACGGGGATCCGTCTTTACTAAAGTGTTGCCATCGGGCGGGGTTCTGCTGTGTACTCAGGTTTTTCTGGCGGGCGTCAGCGAGTTGGCAACGTCACGAAGGTCAGTGATCCGAATACTGCCTGGGTCAACATGGAACCCCACTGGGGGCTGATTGAGACGCTTTTGGGTGGCACCTACAAAATCCGAAAAGGCCACCGCAAATATCTGCCGCAGGAGCCAAGAGAATTAGACGAGTCATATGACAACAGACTGCAGCGTTCTGTGCTCAGCCCGTATTACGTAAGGCTGGAACGGATGCTGGCGGGGATGCTGACTCGGAAGCCTGTCCGGCTTGATGATGTCCCTGATGAAATCAGAGAGCAGCTGTTTAACGTCGATTTGCAGGGCAACGACCTGCAGACCTGGCTTTTTGCGACTGCACGCTTGTGCATCCGCTACGGGCACGTTGGTGTCTTAGTCGATGCGCCTGTTGCTGGGCAAGGCGGCAGACCGTATTACGCGAGCTATACCCCCAGAGATATTTTGGGCTTCAGGCATGAGCTGACGGATGGGGAGCAAAAACTGACTCAACTGCGGCTAGCTGAGAAGGTGTTAATCCCTGATGGCTTGTATGGGGAAAAAGAGGTTGAGCAGGTACGCGTTCTGACCCCTGGCGCTTATGAAATCCACCAAAAGGATGCAAAGGGTGACTTCAGAGTTGTCGATGAGGGGCGTACCAGCCTGAATGAAATACCTTTCAGTGTTGCCTATTCGAACCGCTTAGGCGTTATGGAGTCGCTTCCGCCGCTGGCAGACATTGCCGAGCTAAATCTGCAGCACTATCAGGTGCAGTCTGATTTAGGGAACCAGTTGCACATCAGTGCTGTTCCAATGCTTGCGATTTTTGGCTTCCCGCAGTCGGCAGAGGAGATCAGCGCGGGGCCAGGTGAGGCGATGGCCTTGCCTGAAGGATCGTCTGCTCAGTACATCGAACCAGCCGGCAACAGCTATGACGCACAGTTCCGTCGCCTTGAGCAGATCGCAGGGCAAATAAATGAGCTGGGTCTTGCAGCAGTGCTAGGGGCAAAGCTTGTAGGAGAAACAGCAGAGGCAAAACGGATCGATCGAAGCCAGGGTGACAGCACAATGATGGTTGTCGCACAGCAGATGCAGGATCTGATCGATAACTGCCTGCGCTTCCATGCTGCATTCCTGGGGCAGTCAAACCCAGGCAGCAGTCTTGTTAACCGGGACTTTATGGGGATGCGTCTGGAGCCGCAGGAGATACAGGCACTGCTTCAGCTCTATACCGCCGGGACGATTACCCAGGAAACGCTGCTCCTGCAGCTTGAGGCAGGGGAAGTTCTGGGCGATGATTTCGACGTAGAGGAAGAGGTTGATGCCACCCAAAACGGCGGGATGATCGAAAGGGAGTCTTCGCCGCCTGCAGAGGTCACAATGCCAGAAGAAGCCAATGAGTCTGATGAACTGGCTGAGTAAGGTCAGCAGAAGCGGAAGACCCCGAAAACAGATCGTTTACTTCTCACAGGAGGAGCTGCAGAACGAGTATTACGCCGTTATCCGAATCACTTGGTTTTTTGACGGTGAGATCTGTGATGTTTTTGAGTCCAGCATCTCTAGGTATGACAAAGAGGCGGTAGCCGAAATCCCCAGCATCATTCGGGATGCTTTGACGCACGGGGCTGATGTTTCGGTGGTCTGTGTTGAAACCGCTGACGCAGTGGGGTTAAAACCGAAATGAGCGAGTTCAGGGAGCTGTATCGCAATGCCATCGACCTCAATCGCTTCAGCAACGGTTTAGCGAGGCGTCTGATCCGTGCATATAACGACGCTGTGTTGGATGCTGTTGATCAGCTCCGTGGGATTGATGAGCTTGCATCGCCTGTCAAAGCTGCACGGCTACGGGCCATTCTCGCGCAGCTGAATGAGTCTCTGAACAGTTGGGCAGGAGCAAGCACTGCAACCATGACTGAGGAGTTGCAGGGTCTTGTGGTCTTGCAATCAGAGTTCGCGGCAGAGCAGTTGCAAAAAGCCCTGCCTGCTGGTTCCGCTGCAGTTGTGGGAACAGTTGAAGTCAGCCCAGCCTTTGCTCAGGCCATGGTGACAACGCAACCGACGATGGCTGGTGTTGTCAACCTGAGCGACAGCTTCGAGCGGGTTGCCAGAAACGCAGTGACGTTTCAGCTCACGCTGGGGCAGGAGATCAGCTTGCCAAACGGTGAGGTCGTGCGGGATGCCTTTAATCAGATGTCTGCGAGGCAGGCAGAGCTTTTCAGCATGTCTGTCCGCAATGGATTGCTTGAGGGGCAGTCAACAGCTGCGATTGTCCGGCGACTGAAGGGACGGCTGACCCGAGAACAGCGTGGCTCAATCGACACTGTGATTGCAGCGGGTGGGCAGGTAACAAGCATCCCGAACCGGCAGATTAAGGCGATCGTCCGAACAAGTATCAGTCAGGTTGCAGCTGCAGCAAATCAGATCATCGCGGCAGAGAACTCAGATGTGACCAGGAAATATCGTTATACGGCGATCCTTGACAGCAGGACTTCCGCCATCTGCAGGGCACTTGACGGCAAGGTTTTTACCCATGGCAAGGGGCCTTTGCCACCTCAGCACTACAACTGCAGGTCAATACCTGTGAACATCCCCAGGAGTCTTGAACGTGAGTACCGCGATATTCAGGACAACTACGGGGAGTGGTTTAACGAGCAGGATGAGCAGACACAGCTGGATGTACTTGGGCCAGGTCGTTTAGGCATGTGGCGAGGGCTTGTTCGTAGGTATGGCCCGACAGATGCAATGCGTAAATTTGTTGGAAGGGACGGTACGGAGTTAACTTTGGAACAACTTCGCAACCGTGGCTATGGCTCCTCTGCCAAGTAAGTATCAATTCACTCCCCAAGGGGAAGAGGCTCCTGCGTCATGCCCTCCCAAAAAACCGGCGTCGAAAAAGAAAACTGCTAAAACAGAAGAGCCCAAAGGAGACTCCTGATGCCTGGTTACAGCGGCCCTAAAAAGCCAAACAAGCCCATGGGCAAAACCAAGAAAAAGAAAGGAGGCAAGAAAAAGTGAAAAAAGGATCTCGTGTCAGCTGGACCTATGGGGGCAAGCGCACCTTTGGCACCGTGACAAGTGTTAAGGGCGAAGGGTCCTACAGCATCAAGGGGCCAAGTGGCGGCACAGTCACACGTCGTGGCGCAAAAGGTGATCCGATCATCGCCATCAAATCGGAAAGCACTGGCAATGCCGTGCTTAAGAAGCGATCTGAGCTGCGATCGGCTCCGAAAAGCAAAGCCAAAAAATAATGGCCGCTAAAAAACGCGACCCACGGCTGGTAAAGCATGGGCTGTCCGGGTTCAACAAGCCCAAACGGACGCCTAACCACCCGACGAAAAGCCATGTTGTCTTGGCTAAGGAGGGCGATCAGGTCAAACTGATTCGCTTTGGGGAGCAGGGCGCAAAGACTGCTGGCAAACCTAAAAAAGGCGAAAGCAAAGAGATGAAAGCCAAGCGAGCCAGCTTTAAGTCGAGGCACGCCAAAAACATTGCTCTTGGCAAAATGTACCCGGCCTGGTGGGCGAACAAGGTGAAATGGTGATCGGACAGTTAAACTGAGCCCGCAATTAACCTTACGGGTTATTCATGGCTGAAGAGCAAAATCAGGAGATTACGTCTCCAGAAACTGCAAACAATGTCGATGTCAGCAAGCTGCAGGCAAGCATCGCGGCTCTAGAGAAAAAGAACTACGAGCTGATCGGCAAGCTGCAGAAGAATGAATTGATAAATGAGGTGCCAGATGATTACGAGGCACTGAAGGCATTTAAGGCTCAGACCGAGCAGAGCAAACTCGAATCAGAAGGCAAGTACACCGAGGCCCGTCAGGCTCTTGAGCAGCAGTTTCGCGAGGCGACCGCTGAAAAGGACAAGCGTATTGCTGAGCTTGAAGCACGAGTCCGCGAGCTTGAGCTGATTGCACCTGCGAACACAGCATTAGCCGATGTGGTGCATGACCCCAGCATTGTATTTAAAGCGGATCTGCTGAAGCCGGATCAAATTGAGCGTGAGGCGGATGGCACTGTTGTTGTTGTGAACGGCTACGAGAGAAAGCCGATCAGTGACTGGGCAAAGACACTTCCGGCGTACATGCAGAAGGCTCCTCAGCCACAAGGCAGCGGCGCACCCTCAGGCAGGAGCGCAAGTGGCGAGATCCCTGCAGGGACTAAAAACCCCTTTGCCAAGGAGACTTACAACCTGACTGAGCAGTCTCGTCTCTTTAGAACAGATCGCGAAATGTACGAAAGGTTGAAAGCTGCTGCTAACCGTTAATATGTCGGTTAGGCAAAGCTACGCGGAGCCCAGGGTTACGCCCGCACCGTAAACATCATTTCAAGGAGGTTTTGTCATGGCGACTCTTCGCTCTGACATCATCATTCCTGAGGTATTTACGCCTTACGTCATTGAGCAAACCACTCAGCGTGATGCCTTCCTGGCTAGCGGTGTGGTGCAGCCCATGGCGGAGCTAAATGCTTCAGAAGACGGGGGCGACTTCGTGCAAGTCCCGTTTTACAAAGCAAACCTGTCTGGCGACTTTGAGCGTCTGACAGATAGCTCTTCTCTGACCCCTGGCAAGATCGAAGCTGACAAGCAGGTCGGCGTGATTCTGCACCGGGGCCGTGCGTTTGAGGCGCGGGATCTGGCGGCTCTTGCTGCTGGCTCAGACCCGATGGCAGCCATCGGCAACAAGATTGCTGACTACATCGCTAACCAGCGTCAGAAGGATCTGCTGTCTTGCCTGGCCGGTGTGTTCGGCGCTGTAGATGACACCAGCTCTGCTTCCTACGCTGCGCTGGCTGTTGACGGCACAACCGGCGACACCCCTACGGTGCTTGGCCCTCGTCAAATCGTTGAAGGCAAATCCATCCTGGGCGACCAGGGCGAGAAGCTGACTGCGATTGCAATGCACCCCAAGGTCTATTACGACCTTATGGAGCGTCGTGCGATCGATATGATCTACGACAACACGGGTGCTCCTGACACTGCTGCTGCTCAAGGTTCTACCGCTCCTGCTTTTGGCAGCGTGCAGGTTCCGACCTTCATGGGCCTTCGCGTGATCGTTTCGGCTGACCTCCAGACCACTGGTTCTGGCTCCTCAACCGAATATGCAACCTATCTGTTCACTCAAGGTGCCATCGGCTCCGGTGAACAGCTCGGCCTGCAAACAGAAACTGACCGGGACATCCTCGCTAAGAGTGATGCAATGGCAATCGATCTGCACTATTGCTTCCACCCGATCGGGTCGAAGTTCTCAACCTCTGTCTCCAACCCCACTCGGGCACAGCTCGAAACCGTGGGCAACTGGACCAAGGTGTACGAGACCAACAACATTGGCATCGTGCGGATTACCAACACCAGCAACCTTGACTGATAGGAGGTAATCACCATGGCATCCATTTTTGAGGCAACAGCGGGCTCTCTGATTGGCCCGACCACTGGCGGCACTGTGACCCAGGCCACCAACAAGGCA